GAGGATTTAAACAACATCCTTCGGGAAAAGACCTAACAACATATGTTAGTCTAAATGGAACTATGGAATCACAAATACAGTTATTAAGATGGATGTATCAAGTAATTAATGTGGCAAGTGATATCAAGAAGAAACAACATGACACAAATATTTTATCAGATAAAACATTATCTTTTATTAGGGGTGAGAATATAAAAGCTGAATCATTATTAGATAGCATATTTTCACAAAATTTTAATACAGATGCTCCTTCGGAGGAAGATGATGAAGATGTAATGTATGATTATATAAATGAGATATACACAAAACCACAGATAGTAGAGTCTATACAGAATGAAGATTCTCAAGAAACTATGATTAAAAATACGATTATGTCTAATTGGTTTACGTCTTATATTAAGGAAACGTTTATAAGTGTTACAAAGAAATTAATGTCTTTTGTCGCACAGCGTAAAGATGCAATATGGGAGTACTTACCTCATGTGGCTATTTCGTTGATGGGAGTAACTCTGATATCATACATAGTTAAGTGGTTTAGAAAACCAGTTTTTTCCGCACAAACCCAAATGTTTAAGGATGATAAGTATGAGGTTTCTTCTTTGCATACTAAAGTGCAATCTCTTTTAACTAAACATGTGTTTGAGTTAGAAATTTTCATAAAAACATCACGTCTAGTAGCATTTGGGGTAGTTAGTGGAGAATATATAATTTTCCCCTCTCATTTAGCTATAGAAGATTCAATGGTAGTTAGTATGTATACGAAAGATAGAAAGACGAAAGTTTTAGATAATAAAGATGTAAGTATTGTTTACCGAAACAATGAGTTCGATGTATGCGTTGGTAAGATTCATAATTTTATGGCTACTCCCTTTAAGAAATTAGTTTTGGGGAATGGCGATAAAAATTTGTGTAATTTATTGCTCCTGAATTCTAGTGGAGTATTGCCATATCCTGCTATTTGTAGGAAAAAGGACGCATTGAATGGCGTGTATATAAGAGATACTAAAGGTTATACTGTGTTTAAGAATCAATTTTTAAAAGAGCGAGATTTATTTTATAATGTTAGAGGAGCTGGTATGTGTGGAACTACCATTACAGACGATAAAGGATGTATTTTGGGGATGCATGTTGCTGGAGATGATAGCTCAGGATTAGGTGTCGCTATTATTTGGAATGATCAAGTGAAACGTGATATTGAAACGATATTACATGGTTCTTTTGAAGGAGTCAGTGAGTTACGAGAGAGAGATGAATTATCTAATATAAGTATTGTGCCGCTTGATAAAAGAATGTATTTAAGTGTACCCAAAACTACTAATCTTGCACCTAGTGAATTATATGGTATTTTTCCCGAATCATCACGATCTCCAGTTAATTTTCTCAAATATGGTGAGGGAACTTTGCATGAAGTAATGAAGAAAAGTATGGAGCCTTGTGTTTATATACCTAGTGATGAATTAGCTTTTGCTAAAGAGTGCATTAAAGATTTTTTCCCCCAGCATTTTGACTTATTATCAGAAAAGGAAGTTATTGATGGTAATAGCGATAAGAAATTAGCAGGCCTGAATATGAAATCTGTAAACGGATATAATAATTTGTATGATAAAGATAGTTATATAGACCGTGTTAATTGTCAATATACTCCATTACTAAGGAAGCAATTAGAAGAAATTAGGGCAAATTTTGAGGGAAAAGAATATCCTCAGGATTATTTTACATATACAGCTACTTTAAAAGACGAATTGAAAGATAAAGGAAAGGATCCTAGAGCATTTTGTGTAGGAACAATTCAACACCAAGTATTATGTAAGCAATATTTTGGAAATATTGTTAGTTATATAATGGCGAATCGTGATTTTAACCAAATTCAAGTAGGTATAAACCCATTTAAAGAGTGGGATACGCTGTATAAGAAGGTTGATAAGTGCAAGATAAAATGGGCAGGAGATATTAGTAAGTGGGATGGGAAAATGAGTATTCAGGTGTCAAACATGGTTATTGATTTATTTGTCGACGCTTTAAAAGAACCTTTGCGCGATTTTGCGCGATTCGTATTGTCCCCCATCATTCATACACATCTTGGAGTTATGAGTCGTTCATATTTAACGACCCACTCTATGCCCTCTGGTTGCTATTTAACTGCAATTATGAATAGTATGGTGAATAGGGCATATACGGCGATTTGGTATTATAGAACTCTTAAGGCTAACAGATTTATTCCTAAATCTTATGAATTTCATAGAGATGTTGTGGATTTAGTATACGGTGATGATAAAGTTAATGGAGTTTTAAAACATGAAGAGTATTTAAATGCAATATCTATGTGCAAGTTTTTTGAAGCATTAGGTATGAAAATGACGACTTCTACTAAGCAAGATATGGTTAGTGAATCTCAAGAATGGAGTGAAATTACATTTCTTAAGCGAAGTTTCGTTTATCATAATAAAATTAAGCGTATAATGCCACCTCTAGAACTTAATACGTTGTGGAGTTCTCTTCAGTATTATGATCAAAATAAAGAACAAGATGTGGTAATAGAAGATAAAATAATGAATTATCAACGTGAAATATATTTGCATCCAGATAGAGATTTTCTTCTTAAAGATTTTGCTAAACGTATGAAGGAGTATCGAACATTTGCATTACTCCCTGATCAATATTTATTTGATTTATACACGAAACATGTTGATGATGTTCCATCTTTGAATGGGATGCGCCAATATTTTCATTAATTTAAACTTTAATGGTCTAGCATTAGACGTTAAATAATGCCCGTGGTTAGGATAACCCCTGAACTATCTTGTAATAAATAGCCTCTTGTTAAACTGCCAATTGAAGTATCCTGCTTTGAGAGAAGACCATTAACAAGAGCCAAATAAGGAGATCTATGTTTCATTGAATAGTGCAATATGAAACATATAAAAGCACTACAAACAAAAATAAATTAAATGCGTTTGACAATACGCTTAAAATGTCCACAATAGTTTTCTTAGCTGAATCAGATATGCAATTAGTTGCTGCCCCTGATCATAGATTAGAAAACTCAACAACAACCCCTACTAAAGGTATTACTACTATCATGTATAATAATATAAACTACTCAGTTGTTCAACCAGATATGAAAGATGACACCGTTGATTTGGCGGCTTCTAATTATTTCTCTTCTGTGCGTACTCGTACAATGATAGAACCTGCAGCGCAATTTTCTAAATTCCCAAAGATAACTAGTTTACCACCTAAACTTGATATGGACTATTCTAAAATTTTAAATAAGCCTTTCTTTGTCAAAAATTATTTGTGGAGAAGTTCAGCAGCTAGAGGTGACGTACTTGGTGTAACATATATACCATTGGATATATTAGTCAATAATTTATCTAATATACCATTTCACGCATCCGTATTTTATAGAGCTAAAGTAACTCTTTTTCTTCAGGCAGCTGGTACTCCAATGCATCAAGGAACTTGTATAGCTTCGGCAGTGCCTTTAGCATATACGGGATCTGATACTAGTATAACTAGTATGGGAACGCTTATGTCTGCACCACATGCTTTTTTGTCAGCTAATGAATCTTCTTCTGTTGCATTAGAGGTCCCATTTTATGTTAATGGACCTTTAGAAATGACTGATGTAGATAAGTTTACTTTTTCACCTTATGCTAGAAATGTTAATTATGCAGAAGCAGTATTAATGGTTGTCAATCCGCTAGCTGTAGCTTCTACGTCTACTCAAGATATAACTATATCAATTCATGCTATGTTTAATGAATTAGAGTTCTACGTACCACATGTCGACCCAACTTGGGTTGCGGCTCCAACCTTCGTTGCAGAAGGGTTTCTTGATGAGGTTAGTGCATTGGCGTCATGGGCCATAGATGGAATTTTTTCAATTGGGAAAAAAGTAACCGGAGATTTGCTTGATATGGGAAGATCAGCGATTAGGCAGTATACAGGTTTACATAACCCGAATACGCCATTTATTACTCAAAAAGTCGCTACAACCGAGCGACAGCATAATAATAC